CGACGAGACGAGCGCCTACTTCAGATGCTTCTTCTGTGAGTTCAGTCCAGGTGCTGCCAACGCGGTACTGGAATCTTAACCTGTAATCGACGGTGGCCTCATCTGCTATCCGCACAAGCTGAAAAGCTAGTTCAGAGACATTGTCCAAAACCTGCTCTAAAGCTATCTTAGATACGTGTGCTTCGAGAAAGGAATCGGGGATGGGGACCGCTGGAGAGGCATATGGATTGGCCAAGGCCGCCAAATACCTAGCTTGAGCAGCGTGTCCAGTATTGATGAAATCAACACCTTGTTTGAGGGGAGATACGGCTCCCCCCGTCCTAGCATTATTCTTATTTTTCATGTTACTCATTTTAACACAAAAGCGACAGCTGTCTAACTGCAGCCAATAGATCTTTTTCAACAAGTTCTTCAAATTCAATTACGACTATGGGCTCGAGTGAAAAGGCTTCACAGTAGCTAAGAAGACTATCTTGTGAGTAACCACCAGGAAGAACTGGTATTTTCTCATACTCTCCTTGCTTCATCCAATAAGCTAAACCGCCTTGTAATTCCCCTTCTAGTCGTTCGTTTCCCTGACGACTCAGAACACTGTAAAAGGTTCCAACTAGAGGGCAATCTGCGTACAAGGATAGTCCGCAAAGTCCAACATCCCTAAGGTAGTTGTAATATTTTGCTACGCCTCTGGACGAAATGGCAATCATATCTTTGAACACACTCGTTGGCTTACGTACCATCATCCACCCTCGATCCAATCGAACGGGTTTCATCTGGCAAAATTCAATATGCTCAACACGGTATACGGGCTCTTCAGCAACCATGTTGAATCCATAAGCAACAAAGAATAAATCAAATCCGTCAAGAAATCTTGGCAGTTCTGAAAGCTCCATTATTGCAACAGAATCATCTCCATTGTTGACTAACTTGAAATTCAACCCTAAGGTCTCTTTCCAATGCAACAACACAGATGTCATTAGAATCACGTTTCCAACAGAAGTGTTCATATCACCTGACATCCTGCCAGCTGTCTTATACTCGAAGTCGAAAATGTCTCCTTTACCCTTGCAAAAATTCACAAGTTGGCGTCTTAACAACCAATGTAACTCTGAATCACCTTTCCTGGTACTGCGGAAAAGGCGTCTGTAAACAGAATGTTCAAAGCTGAGAGCTTGTCTTGACACGTGTTGATCAAATCTACTGGCATCTAGCCCTACCGCTACCGGACAGGAAAAGGTTTCCCATTTCCTCACAATTTGATTAGCCATCGCAGGTAAAGTACAATGCTTGAATACTGTTTCTTCTCCCCATAAAGTGTCTATACCCTTGTAAATAGCTAGTTCATTATATTTATTAATGTACTGGCCAAGAAGTATGTTGTACTTGTATGATCGGGGTGATATGATCCTAGGATCTTTATCCGAAGATGCGACAAGTTCCCATTTTATAAAAATGTTCACATGCCAATCTTTTGGTAAAAGTTTTCCTTGGTCCAATAATTCTTGATAAGCTTGAGCGTAGGCCTGGTATTTACCTTTAGGCCTACTTTCAACAAACTCTTCGCGAGTTATCTTCTTCACCCTTACACACGAAGCCAACCGCCTTCCCACACTTTGTAAGTCTCCATACCACACAGGAAGGAGAGCCCTACTATAGAATTCCGGTGAGTCCTGAACGCTATGCATAGGTTTATCTCTAAGACCTTTGAGTAGATAGTGAGGCAAATAATGGTATTTTCCAATTAATTGATCATAATCAAATCCAGGGTTCTTAACTATCAGCACCCTGTTACAGATGCCAATAAACATGTTGTGTGATGTTGAGTTGAAACAGCTCCACTGTCCGACTACTCCAGTCGGACCCACATATATGTTAGAGGTTCTAGGGTTTCTATTCTTATACAACAACGTTAGAC